CAAACTCTAAATCTTTAACATCAGCAGTAGAGGAAGTTAGTTTTGCCTTGGCTTCTGCAAGTACAGCGTTAGCAGTCTTCAGTCTAAGGTCAGCTTGGTTCTCTACAGCACGAGATTCACGTTCCATTATCTCTACTTCTTTAAGCTTCATTTCAAGCTCTTTCATACGTTCTGTAAACGGATCTGGCTCTGGCTGGAACTGTTCAATCTTCTTAGCTACGTCAGGCATCTTATGTAAACGCATTACCTGTGCCATCAATATCTGACGTACACCTGGATCTTCGTTAGGCCCGTTAGTCTGCAACAAGAATGACAATTCCTGGCTCTTAGCTGCGTTATCTTCAGCAGTAGAAACCTCAATATCAATATCAATCTGACCAGCAAGGTCATCACGTCTAATAGGTACGTGCTCTTCGTTAGTGATACGAATGATTTCTTCTTCCTGTAACCACTCAGAGTTGTAAGCCATCCACTTGCGTAGCAGAGGCTTAATAAGCTTCTCTGAGATGTTTCTTACTATATCTAACTTACGTACTGATACTGCATCTAATACACCACCAGCTGCCCTAGCAGTAGATCCTAGAGACTGTCCACCAATGCCACCACTGAAACCTTTAACGCCTGTCATAGCGTCTGTCTCATTGTTGTTAAGTTCTAACATCTGGAACATACTGGTAGGTAAGTTGTTATACGAACCTTCAAAGAAATCGCTAGAAACTCCGTTATACTCGAAGTTTTTACCACTTAGAAATCTTTTCTTGTTGATTGTGTCTAAAGAACCTTTACGGATACCCTTCTGACCGTTGTTAGAGTTAGCCATGTTATCTACAGCACCACGTTTTATAGCGGTAGAGATCTTCTGGTTATCACCTATCAACTCAGCATTCGCTTCACCAGTCATCTGGAAAGGAATTGAGTTGTGAGCTACGATCAAGAATGGTATTTTCTTGTCAGGATACGGGTTATCTTCTAACCGTATCATAGTGTCATTTACCCAAGTACAGATAATAGGTGTTGCAATACCTGAGTCGTCTAGGTCGTAGTTACCCCAGTACTCATGCACGATAATCTTCTTACGGGCTGCATCTTTAAACTCAAAGTTGCTGCCATTCTTTTCATGTTCTGGTGTGAAGTCACCTGTGTCTTTAAGTAGGCCTTTAGCTACATCTTCCAGTAACTTCTTCTTGTACTTTTTACTTGCACGTAGAGAACTAAGGTCACTCTCAAACCTGTGTATTACAAACTGAGCCTTTAACAAGTCACCTTGGCAAGTAGGATCTATGTAAATATCCTCTATACGACAAGGTTCAGCGTAAGGCTTGTTGACTAGTACGTTGATCTGTTTAACCTTCTGTACACCTGTCTGTACAGGTTGTCCTGTCATAAAATCTAAGCTGTACGTAGGGTGCTCAACTTCTACTATCTCATCTTCGTAGTCCCAAGAAGTCTTTACAACTAAGGTACCTTCAGTAGTAAGAAGCTTGATACTGTCAGTAATAAAACTATACCGGTCAAACTTTCGTGTGAACTGGTGGTTAAGTATTAGCTCATTCTGCTCTGCTGCCTTACGGTCTTCTGCTGTAACAGGCTTACACTTGATAATATCCGGGGATGACAGAAACGGATCTTTTATGGAGGCATGTTGCCACTCGTCTTGTCGCTTAATGTCACGAGAAACAATCTTAGACTTACCGGTTTGTTCGTTACCGTAAGGTTCACCGTTGTACTCTTTCTTCCAGGTTTCAACCTTGGCTACTGTCTCTAGCCGAAGTGAGTCAGCACTAAGCATGTCATCTTTTAGCGTAGCTAATACTTTTACTTTATCCATCATACTTAAACCTGAAGTTTATGTTATGTATTGTAATACGTCTTGTGACGCTATTTAACCTTAATACCGTTTAGCTTACCAGATAGTATCTTGGTTAGTAGGCCACGTAGTCCGAACTTAACCACGTAAACACCGATAACTAGCCACTGGTACCAATCAGGCATAGCCGAGAACGACTTAAACCCTGCTGTAACTTCTTTTTCGTACCCTAAGAATGACGCTGCTATAGGAACAAGTAGAAGGGCAATCATTATTTCATCAAGGTAGCTATTTTCCATCTGCTTCATAGCGATAGCATCTAGGTTGTGATCCTGAGTCTGTCCACTCTCTGCCATCTTATGTGCTGCAGTAGCGTTAGCAACTTTAACGTCAGCCTCTGCTCTGATGGTGATTACCTTAGCTTCGGATGTTGCTTTAGCTACGGCGTTCTTACCTTCAAGGTACGTACCACCAATAGAGCTAATACTATTAACTACTGCTGAGAATGGATTCCAACTCATGTTAATCCTCCAACTGGAAATGTGGCATGTCTTGGAAACCTTTCCATAGACCGCCCCAGGTAAGTTTATAACCTAATTCGGCTGCAGCTTGCATGTATGCTACCGCAATTAGTGCCAAGTGCTCTGTTTCCCAGCTGGCTTTGCCGTCAACGTAAGCGTACACGTCCAGTGCTCGTCCTGTTTGGTGGTAGCTCTTGTTGGTACGTCCATCTGCCTTTGATACACCTGCTGTGAACAGCTTGGCTTGATCTTCAGTGGTACGCAAACCTGCATACTCAGGGTGACCATAATCAATAATAGTAATCTGAATTGCACGGTCATCTATTTCAATAAGCCGGGGATCTACACCAACTCTATTATTAAGTGAATTTTGTCCAAGTTTGAAACTCATACTACACCATTGGTGGTTGGTTAAAGAAATCAATAAGGTAGTCTACTCCAGCTACAACACCTGTACCTATAGCACCCCACTTCAGAACCCATATCATACCTTTTTGTAAGGCAGTCCCAGCACGTAAAACAGTTGCTGTGTCACGGTATATAGCAATAACTCCAGCTGTGTCATCTGCCAGAGCTTTAATCTGCATAGCGTTTTCTTTCTGTATAGCAATGGTTTGATCTAGTATATTATTGTTCATAGTCCAACGTTGCTCTTGATCGAGCTTCCATTTACTATCTTCTACAATGTGTAAGTCAAAGTCTTGCCTTAGTTTTTGCATCTCACTCACGCTTAATTCCTTGTTGGTGCTTACTACATGTACTAAGTTATCGCTAATTGTACCAGATTTATACTATCTGACCTATACCAACTTTATGGCGTTGTATCTCACCATGCTGTTTGTCGTAAACAATTGCACTCATAGTACGCTTAGCACCATAGCCACTGTCTGAATGCCACGCATCTCCGGCAGGGAGAGCCTGGTACGTAGAAATCAACATACCACCTAACTCTACAGAAGTTTCATGGTGAACGTGACCCATAAGCATGTGCTTGTGCTCACATTGGCCCCATTCCGTAGCTAATGACCTAGTTACATACTCAAATGCCCTCATAGGCTTCATACGGTCACCGTGGTGGGTCACTAGGAGGTTATTGCCATACGTTATATGCTGGAACTTGTGTACATTGTCCATCACTTCTACACGAGGTTCATTCTCGTAGAATGCTTTAAGCATGATGTTCATACAACGAGAAGTTGAACTGTTATGGTTACCTCTGACTTGCATCAGAATAACTTTGTTATGGGCAGCTAACAGTAGGTCAATTGATCTCCTATACACTCTAACTTGAGCAGCTATAGAATCACCGTAGTCACCATCCATATCCATGTGGTTAGTACCTGAACTAGTGGTGTTAGCTAGGTTGTCTGAATGTCCGAAGTCACCTAAGTCGAGCATAAGTCCTACGTCAGAACCACCAGAAGCGTGAACTAGTTTCTCTATGGCACCAACAGTAACACGCTCTGCTATCTCAAGATCCCAATCTGCATCACCATTACGTTCCTTAGTAACCTTCATACCAATATGAGCATCGCCAATAACGTATGCTGTCAGGTGTTTAGGAAGCTCTGTGAGAGGCTTTATAGGTAAGGACACATATTTGGGCAACTCTTCAACTAGACCCTCAGCAAAGGACTGTAGAGCATCCTCTTGGTTCTGTTTCTTCAGGTCTGACTTAACCCACTGTCGTAGCGGTTCACCTGTCTGCATATCTATGTATGTAGATACACCCTTGGCCACATGAGTATCAGGTACCGTGTGTACCATGTTGTGGTCAGGACTCCACCCTTGCGTTGAAGCTGAGTCTCTTGAACGTTTTAACGCTCTTGATAAGTTACGTTGGCTGATGCCAAGAACTACTGATGCTTTAGATTGTGATCCTGCTTTAATAACTGCATCTATAATTTCACACTGACGTACTGTTGAAAATTCCTTTAATGACTCTAATTCCATTTCAATAATCTCAATTAGCTAGTAGGTTATCTAATGCACGAGCTGCTTCTAGCTCTGAGGCTGCTTGGAGATCTGCTGCTAGACCTGTGTAGTCTGAGTTTTCTCTTGCCTTGGTCATGGGCTATACTCCCTGTTCTAATGCTGCTGCGTCATGTGCTGCCTTAGCTTCGATTACAGCGTCTGTATGAACGGCGGCGCATATTGCTTGCACCTCTGCACTCTCGTTGCTGTAGTCCTGTCCTGCTGATACAGTGTGTCTGTGGAAGCCAGAGGATAGCTCTATGCCGTCCTCTAGGACTTTGGTGCAAGTCCTGATCTGTACTGCCTTGTGTAAGCCTACGATTTCGATCTTATCTTCACTGATTACTTTTTCTAACATTGTACTGCTCCTGTCTGTGCCTACCTCTGATAGACGTATGGTTTATGCTACATGGTAAGATGCGGATATAAAGTAATCGTTATTTGTTCCTGTTGTGGATGCGGAATAACCATATATGGTGTTACCTAGTGCTTGAACTTTGAGATTTATCACATTTGTTATATCAGCAACTAAGGCTGTGGTTCTGCCTACAATAGCGAAGGGCAGTCCTGATATTTGAATTGATGTGCCAGTGGCGTTAGTCTTAATCCATGCGTTTACTGTTACTAAGTTGCCTACTTTTGTATACGTTGCGTTATGTATGCTGCCTACACTCACCAGTGAAGCTCCTGTAGGAGTCCAAGTACCCTCTTCATAATCATCTAGCTTATTAGCAGCTCCTGTGCCGCCTAAGTAGACACCGCCTGATGCTATTAAGCTCCCTGAAAAGCTAGCGTTGCTTGTGGCTTTAGCAATAC